TACCGCTTCCGCTAAATCCGTAAAGGCCAAGTCCGATTCGAGGTCGTGTACCTCGTCGATGTCGTCAAAGTCTTCTAACGATATGAATCTGGCCGCCTGTTGCTGCTGCCGTAGGTACAGGTTCCGCAGGGTGATATAAACGAAGAACGTGTTTGGCTCGTCTCCGTAGCGAATCTTCTCAAAATCCTTAACGTAGGTGTACATCCGTATGTACATATCTTGAACAAGGTCTTGGGCGGTATCGTAGTCCGCACCAAAACTCTTTGCCATCCGAAGCCAGTCGGCGTGACGTTCTGCTAATCGTTCAAGTAGTTCTCCCATTCAATTTCGAGTATAAAGATAAACAGGGGTATCTGTATCTGATGCAACTCGATGTCATCCAACTCAATTTTAGACCAGTTGAAGCCCAGAAGAACGCCGTAAATAGGGTAGAATCCGATGTTAAAGTTCATTTGCTATTTGGTTTATCTTTTGCAGCTTGGCTTTTAGATGCGCTATCTCTTGCTTCAATTCTGCATTTTGTCTTACCAAATAATCATAGTTAAGGACATTAGTTACCGATTTCTCTTCGGTCGTTTCTTGCTTGGGGAGTTCACCTCGGATGCTCATTGCTGATTCAAGTGCTGCTTCGTGCAACTTGTTGCGCTTGAACGTGAGTTTTCCGTAGTGGATTATTGACGAATGGTCTTTGCTTAATTGTTGGCCTAATTCGGCCAAGGTAAAGAAAGGGCGAAACGCCTTGCAATAGGCAGAGCGAACTGCGATGTTCTGGGCCTTGCGGCTTCCATCGTCTTCGTAGTGGATGTAATCACAAAATGTTTTGTAGTTCATCTCTTGCCTCGGTATTGAGCCTTGCCCATCTGGCGTTGCGTCAGGACGTGCAGAAGTGGAACGCTATATTGTTTTCCTTGCTCGTCTTGGATAAGCATCCACGCTCCCCAGTCCGTCCAGTTGCTGGCACGGCGATAGTCAAGAACAACAAAACGTTTTTCGTCTATTTCGAATATTTCGTCTATATCGAAAGGTAGGGGGATAAAGTCGCCTCTCATATTAGCTGCTCTTGTAGTTTTAGGATTTCGGCTTTTGCTTGGTCAAGTTGTACAAGCGACTGATTCAGGTCGTAGCGCAACTGTGCATTCTCCAGACGGGCTTCCCGTACCTTAACGTCTAACGTCCGCTTCAGGTCAACCATATCCTCCAGCATCTGCGTTGCCTTCCAGAGCGAAAGCAAGTGGTCTACAATTACCGTCTCTTTCGGGTTGTCGACTGCTACTTGATTAATCCAAAGGATAGCATCGTTTACTCGGAGAATCTTGTCACGAACGTGAATCTCCCAAGCGTCTTCAGAATGGTGCATCGGTATCGTTTAAAGTGATTTGTACGGGTGTTGGTGCGTCGAGCAAGTTATAGCCGTCAATCTTAAATCCAACATTGCCCCGCATTGATTCCATACGAATCGGGTCGGCAATAGGAGTCGGTCTTCCGCCTGTCTCCATCTCTTTTGTCTTTCTAACGTGCAGCTCTGTAAATAGCCAGTCGGTCGGGTGCTGGGCCATACGGTGAACCACCAGTACGCAATCGGCACGGTTGCCCCACTTGCCCCCTCCTTCGATGTCCGAAGTCATTGGCGGCATAGGCAGTCCTGCGTACTGATGTCCTTGCGGGAAGGTCTTACGCATTGCCTCAGTTACGGGGTGTGTGTTTACGATTGTTGTTACGTTGTTCTTGTGGGCAAATACCCGAATCGCTGATGCCACCTCGTAGTGGTATTCGTGCATACCTGTTTTACCCAACTTCTTTTGGTCTGTCGATAGCGAGTTGTACGGGTCGATAAGCGCACCCGTGTAGTCCCATTCCTCTTTGATTTCCTCCATTACCCGCAAAAGGCCGAAGGCATCGTACAACTTGTTGCCATCAATGAAAGTAAAGTATTCGTTTACGAAGTCCAGATGGCGGTACATAACGTGTTCTGGAATCTGTTGAATCGGCAGGCAGGCAATAAACTCAATCATCTTACGCTTCAAGGAGTGTGCCTCGTTTTCTGCCGAGTAAACCAACCACTTCTTTTCGTAGTTCATCGACTGCATCAGCATCAGGTAGATAAGCGTATGCGTCTTACCTACGTTGGCGTGGCCAGTTACAACGATAAACTCCCCATCCTTGAAACGTAGGTACTCGTCTATCTTGGGGTTGCCCAGTTTGCCTGTATCGTAATACTTGCCCGCTCTGGCTCGTTCAAGAAACGGCAAGACCGCTTCGTTGGATAAAATGTCTGGATGTCTCATTCTGTGTGTTTCGTCAAAAGTAAACAAAATTTAAATACAAAAAACTCAAGGCAAAAAAAAGCCCCTCCGAAGAGGGGCCAGCAGTCCTAAAAAACACACACACTAAAAAGGACTGCTTTCTTCTACACGGGGAGCGAAGTGTTCTTCGTGTGTTGCTCCCTTCTGCTCGTTTAACATCCACACGTTGAACTTGTCGGCCAACTCGAAAATCTTCTCTACTGGAATCGTTGCGCCTTGGGCAACATACGATGCAGACATTTCAACTGCCGACTTCAAGGCAACCTGACGGATGATTGACTTACCACGGTCGTCACCACCTGCTGCGCTCTTAGCGAACGGTGCAGTGTAGTTGTTTTGGAATCCTGCTTTCTGAATCTTGATGGTTCCCTTCTCGTTCTTGGTGTAGGTAACATCGTCGCCTACTGCATACGGAGGGGTTGTGGACTTTGAGAACGCAGTTCCGAAGTCTCCGTCCTCAAAACGTACTTCAAACTTAAAGAACTCGTTCCATTGTCCTGTTGGGGTGATGCTGGTGATTTTAGCCATTGTTTGTTTTTTTACAAAGTTAGGGATTAATTTTCGTTTGTGTTAAACATTTCTTCATAAATATCGCTTGGGCTTCCATAGCAAAAGACCCGACCGCTAATTGACCTGCATTCTTTTTGTGTGAACTTATAAGCCAGTGAACACATTAGTTCTTTTTCTTTCTCAATAAGTTTCATTTCGTCAATCATAACAAGTATTGGAGCATACATCATCGGGTCTTGCTCCATTCTGTCAATTAGTTCTTGAACTGCCGTTTTCATTTCAACGAAGATTAATTACGCAGCTCTTGGAGCAATGCGTTTTTGATGACTTCATTCTCGGCCTCAAGAAACTCAATCTTGGATGCCATCGCCTCAACTCGGTGTTGAAGGAACTCGACCAGTTCGCTTGCTGCCTCTGGCGAGAGGTTCATTCTGCTTGTGTACTCCATTTGTTAGTGAGTGTGTTGGTTAATGGTTCAAATGTATACAAAAAATCAATACCACAAACATTCACCAAAAAAAATTACCTTGCCTGTATTCTTTTCTACCTCCGAGTTTCTATATATGGAAACTTTTGTTACAAACCGAGCGGTGTCGTCCTGAACGCCTCCGTGCTTGCGTAACGCATCCAAGGCAAACTTGATGGCCATTATACAGTTGTCGTTATCGTAGCCGTAGTTATGCTCTAAGTTTACTACAAGTGAACTGAATTTGAATGGGTCGTATCCCGCTAATTGTTCCAGAACCTCAGCAACAAACTTATCCTTGGCCTTCTTGCGTACTATCCAATGCTTGGAGGAATAGAACTGGTTAAGCGAAGGAACCTTGCCTAAGGTGACCTCTATTCGAGTCTCACAATCCATCCTCGCCGTAGCCACCTTCGGGATGTTTAGAGAGCTGATGCCTCAACTCTCGTTGCAGGTGTACGATGGCCTTTTGGATGTCGTCCTCAATCGGATTAAATGGCTTCTTGCCAGCTCGGAGCAGGTAGGCGATTGCAACGCCGAGGTTGTAGTTGTCCTCCTGAAAGTCCAGAACCACGTCCATCGCCTCGATGCCCTTGTACTTTCCGATGTAGTATTTAGGTGCGCTCATAACTCAAAGTGCTTGGTTCCCTGCTCGAAGGTGTTGTATTTGCGGATGTCTCTTGCTTCGTCAATGGATAGGTTGTAGTCACAAAATCCAAAGTGATTCAAGAATGCGTTGGTGTAGTCGTTCTTCATACGACCCTCCTCAATAGCGAAGTATTTCATTCGCTTGGTGTTTCTATCTGTTCCCATATTGCAAACCTAAAGCAAGATTCAATAGGTCTAACCAATGTTGAAAACAAAAAAAGTTATTAACACTTGTCAGAGGTATGCCTCCAACGCTTATTTTTTACAACTTAGTTAGTTAGTTAACTTAGTTACTTAAATAACTAAACTTAGTTAGTAAGTAAAGTTATAACTTGACTAAAATTAAAAATAAAAGAAAATCTTTGATTTAAGACACTTT